CCAATGTCGAAAGAAATCTTCAGGTAAATTGTTGGATCAAACATAGAGTACCGTTTGTGCCTACTAGATATCCTTGGGTAACAAGGACCAGAGTATCTTAAGTACTAATGTAACTAGATTACCTCTTGGTAGATACTAAGTAAGTAACTAGAGTACCTATAGTACTAGGGCGAATCGTCTTCTTCATCTTCGCCTTCACCAAGTTCTTCACCCTCATCTCCAAAGTCACCGTTCTCGTAGTCTTCTTGAGCATCGAGGAGTTCTTCGTTTGCTTCGAGCATGTCGAACTTCACCTTGGCATCGTTGTAGTCACGGAGGATGCTGCTGTCGGGATTCGAGATGCAGATGACCATGTTCTTGGGAACGATGTACATCTCGTCATTCGAGAAGTCGATCCAATTCTTCAGGAACACCATGCTCTCGGGCTGCTTGTTCTTGTTCACCGTGGGGACGAGACTCACATTCATGGGTCTTTCCAAGGTATAAACACCGCCCGTTTCAGCGATTCCTGCAATGAGGACTTCGCTGCTGACCAACTTGATGATGCGTATCGGATACATCATTTTGCACCCCCGTATACAGGCAACTTGACGATCTTGTATGGGAAGCCTTCTTCGTCATACAGTTTGAGTCTCGACATGAAGTGCTTGAAGGTGTAGTTCGGCTCGTCCTCCCAATGGAGATCATCAGCGATGTCGTACAACTTGGCGATGTCCTTGGTCTCCGACTTACGCAACTGCCGACCGATGCTTTGCAGAATACGGATGCGGCTCTTCGATGGGCTTGCGAAGATCAGGTTCTTCAGGGACTTGATGTTGATGCCTGTGCTGAAAGTTCCGTATGAGGCAACGATGATGGCATTTTGTTCCTTCTCCACAATCTTGCGGATGTACTCTCGATCCTCGATGTCGGTCTCACCCGCAACGAAGAACACCTTGCGTCCCTCGATCACGGTTGGAGCAGCCTTCTCGATCATCTCGAAGAGGGGCTTGCCATGCTTATCAACATACTGAAATAGCACAAGTGTATTGCCCTTGACAGAGCAAGCCAACTGCGTTATGAGTAGGTTGCGTTTGTCGCAGTTGACGATCCAATCGATCTCGTGTTGGTAGTCCAATCCACGCAGCGATTCCCGTATCTCATGCGGGTACTTCAGCAACAGGCATTCGATCTTGAGTGCCGTGAGCAGTTCCCGTTCCATGAGTTGCCGTGTGGATACCACTCGATTCACAGGACCAAACAGCCCCTCGATGCACAACTTGTGAATCTTGGTTCCATCGAGCGTACCCGTGAGTGCGATGCGATACGGGCAGTCGATCAACTTGTTCATGATCGTGGTCAGCGACTGCGACTTGAAAAGGTGCGCCTCGTCACCAATCACGACTTCGAAGTTGTCGAACCATGCCCGAGGCAACTTGTGGATCGATTGCCATGTGGAGATCACGATCTGACGGTCGGTCAGTTTGGCTGTACCGCCATGGATCTTGTGGCAGTTCTTGTGGGCAACCCACTTCGATCCCTTGGAGTAGTCATCGAAGTCGGCATACATCTGCGCCACGAGCGAGATCGTCGGGACGATGATCAGGATCTTCTTGGCGGGGCTGATGACATTCTGATAGTAGCGGCACAGGCTGTAGATGATGAGGCTCTTGCCGCTTGCCGTAGGGGACAACAGGACGCAGCGTGACTTGTTCACGGCGTGGCAGAATGCATCCACCTGATGCTCGTGCGGATCTAGCGGTTGACCGTTTGCGGTGGGCTTGAGGCTACAGATGAACTCCTTCGCCTTCTCGCAGTTCACCTTGACTTCAGGTGCAGCAAGCATCGAATCCACTTGCATCGTGTATCCACGCTGCTGTGCAAACGATGCCATGTACTCGATCAATCCTGCGGGCAGGAGACCTGAGTACGCATTGAACAGACGGATCTTTCCGTCCCAATACTTGCTCTTGTAGGCGGGCGTGAACTTGGCACCGGGGACATCGTATGTGAAGTAGTCCTGTAGTTCATGCAGGACACCGCTATCCGTTAGTACACGGACAAACGCCGAGTTCACATGACGAACATCAATCACCATTCATTGGTATTTAGGTCACTCCAGACATGAACTTCCGCCATTCGATAGCGTTACGGATCGTCCATTGGCGGTTGTTGATGCCCTTGATGATTGCATCGAGGTACTCGACCTTCTGCTTCTGTAGGTCGATCTTGTTCTGAATCTTGAGCAGATCGGGGTCTGCATCCATGTAAACATCCATGTCCTGACGAAGGATGCGGTGGTCGAACGGTTGCCAACCCAAAGCCTTCAGATCGACTTCGGACATCTTGCCGCTGTAGTACTCCCACTTCTGCTTGCGAAGGATCTTGTAGTCCGTGTCGTACTTACGCAGCACGAGACTTTCGTCATGATGAATGTTCAGGTACTTGCCATGCAACTGCGGGATGCGGACGGACTCATCGGCAAGTTCTGTGCCGTCCATCTTGAGGTCGATCTCGACCATCTCACGAATGCGTTCGATGTTCATTGCGGAGAGTATAACACAGGTTTGGCTAGAGTCAATACATACAGATATGAGAGTTTACGGTATTGACTACTCAATGACCTCCCCCGCTATCTGCCTGTTTGATGGTGAAGGATGGTGCGCTCGATTCCTGACTCAAACGGAAAAGCATCAAAAGCATTACACCTTTCAGACTCCTTTGGGTGTCATCGAAGTGGCGGGTGATCCGTACAAGGACTACACCTGTCAGGAGCAGAGGTTCGACAACATTTCGGAATGGGTGATGGCGTGTATCGATGACCCCGAAGCGAAGATCGTTATCGAGGACTATGCCATGGGTGCGAAGGGCAAAGTGTTCCATATCGCAGAGAACTGCGGTCTCCTAAAGCATAAGATATGGGAAGAGGGATTCAAGTACTCGACCCTCGCCCCCACAGCCCTCAAGAAGTTCGCCACAGGCAAAGGCAACGCAGACAAGAACGCCATGCACGAGCAGTTCATTAAAGACACAGGGGTCAACCTCATGCGAGAGATGACCCCTAATGCCAAGGATTGCGGCAATCCTGTCTCTGATGTTGTCGATGCGTTCTATCTCGCCAAGTGGGCGTGGTCAGCGGCTAACGACCTTGGCACCAAATAGGTTCGGGAACGCAGCCTCGACATCCTTCTTGTCGATCCCGTAAGTGTACATGAACGAACCATCGAACATCGAACGGATCAGGTCGATCTCGGTTGCGCTCGTGGACTCAAGGATCTGAATCAGCAGTTCATCCTTGCGCTTCACGGGAAGGTTGTAGCCGTCCTTGAAGATGTAGAACCGCTTGATCTCCGACCACAGCGAAGTCGGTGCGAGACCTTCGGGGCTTGAGTCGGAAGTGAACGGCGGAAGTTCCTTGCGATACCAAGGCATACCGTCAAACGCATAACGAAGTGCCTCACAGAAAGAGACGGTTCCGTTCTGCTGCAAGTTGCGGACGATGTCCTGCTTGCTCTTTGAGTTCTGCTTGATCTGAATCAGAATTTCCGAGATTGTGTAGTTGGCTGGCATGATCAAAACTCCTGTAGGTGTTGAAGCATCAGTTTCATGTTGTTCTCCATCATGTAGTCCATGATTTTGGCTCTGCTGCCCTCGATGGGCTTGGAGTACTCCTGCATGATTGCATCCTCGATGCGTGAAGGAATGCTAGAGAAATCGATCACAGTCTTGTTCCGCTCATAGTTGCGGATCATCTCGTCGGTGCAGAAGGTATTTAGGGGCAACTCAACCCACTCGTTGAGTTTCTTTTCATACAGGGGCTTCTGTCTACGACCATCAATGAAGACGGTATCGTCTGACAGGAAGTTGGGAACACCATCTCCGCTGTCGCCTCGCATGATGTGACGAATGAGTTCCCGCTTGGGGTCTTCGCACTTGACGATCTGCTTGGTGCGAGGACACCATTGAGAGATGTTATGGGACTGCAACTGAAAGAAGTCGTGGTCAGAGGATACGACCATGTGCTTCCCCGGCAAGTTCTTGGCAAGGATGGCGATGAGATCATCACCCTCGCAGGAGTCCACCTCCATCATCTTATAGGGGAAGGTCTCCTTTACCTCGGTCTTGATCTGACGCAGGATGTCCCACAGCGCATCCCAATCAACATCGGATGCTTCACGCTCCTTCTTGCGATTGGCTTTGTAGGGAGGGTACACCTCCTTACGCCACCCACGCACACGGGAGTCATAGCACAGGACAGGCTCCCCGTACTCGGCGTGGAACCGCATACGGACAGTACGGATGGTGTTGATGACCATGTGCCGAATGAGTCCGATATCCATGGACGGCTTGCCCTTGGATTCAGCCATAAGGTTGGCGATGGTCAGTTGGTTCATGTCCATTAGGATCATGCCGTCAAGGATACCACAAATTTTCCCAATGTCAACCTTGACAGACAGATTAGGGTGGGGTATAGTGATGAAAATACCCGATGTGGATGTCGGGTTGTCGCACAGTTTGTGAGTAAAGCAATGAGCAACGACAGCAGCAAGAAGCGTGTGGATGACGAGCGTCAGAAGGTGTATGTCCGTTCCCTTGACAAGGTCGCCACGGTTCGCCGCATCGAGAACGACTCGGTGTGGGGCAAGCAGTACCTCGTCAGCACCTATTCCCGTGAGTGGGGTCCGGAGTACTTCTGGGTGAAGGAAGACGATGTTGAGGAGATGACGGGTTCCAAGAATGGTAGGCGAGACTAAATAGTCTTATCGCTATGCCGTTCTACGACTACAGATGCTCGAAGTGCGAACACACATTCGAGGAACAACATCGGATCGCTGACCATAATAAGCCGTGCAAGAAGCCCTGCCCAAAGTGCAAGGCTGCTAAAGGTGCGGTGAAACAGGTCATCCTCCAAGCACCGTCTGCCTGTGATCCGCTTCGTGTGGGATCGATCAAGCCTGACAATGGCTTCCGAGAAGTTATTGCCAAGATCAAACAGGCACACCCACGCAACACGCTAAAGGACTATTGATTCATGATGCAGAACAGGTTGAATTCGGTGGAAGCCGAAGGTAAGGGTCGGTACTATCAATCGCCCAACACGCTTCGGTGGTATCCATCGGTCACGACTGTCGTGAATCATGAGATGGATGACTTTTGGCGTGAGTGGCGCAAGAAGCCCGAAAATCTAGCAATCTCGAAGAAGGCTCTTGCTCGTGGTACACGGCTGCATTCTGTAGTCGAGGACTACCTCAAGGAGAACATCGAACCAAGCGATCCGTTTGATCGAATGAAGTTCGACATCCTGCGCCCCTATCTCAACAAGATGGGCAAGATCCATGCCATCGAGACTCCGATGTTCTCGGATGACATCCTCATGGCAGGACGAGTTGACTGCATTGCGGAGTACGATGGTGAACTAGCCATCATCGACTTCAAGACTGCGGGCAAGGACAAGACCAAAGATCAGATTCAGAACTACTTCAATCAAACCACCGCATACTCGCACATGTGGAACGAAACCCATGGCGAGGGAAACAAGGTGACCAAGATCGTGATCCTCATTGTGACTGACGAGGGCACGATTCAGGAGTTCGTAGAGAACCCTGCTGACCACAAGAAGTCCCTCTTTGGGGTCATCCGTTCATACTGGGACAAGCACTCGTTCAAGCAAGTGCAGGAGAGAGCGAATGGGATTTTTCAGCAATCTGTTCGGGGCTAAACAAGAAGAGCCGCAGCCTGAACCACAGGCACCAAAGGTACAGAAATACCATTGCGTCCGTTTCATGACGGAGCGTGGTGAACAACTAGGAATGCTTCTGA